TATCATCTGTTCCTCAAGCTATTGCAATTTACACGGACCCGCGCGGGACGCAAGGTCGAGTCCGAGGAAATAAAAGGTACGGTCAGTACTGGCCCGCAAAAGATGCTTCAGGTTGGAAATACTATGAGTATATAAATGAGCATCAGTTTGATTTGTCAAAGGTAAATTCGATAGAAGAAGTGGCAAATCCCATTGGATTTGCGAAGTTTCTTGATGAAAAAGGTAACTGGTTAAAGAACCCGATTAGACCGGAATCAGCATCAACAGAAGATTGGACAGAACTGTAAAACAATCATCAAATTGAGTATATAGTCATACTTCATATGAATAATTCATCAATTGCAGTTATTGGTCAAGGTTTCGTAGGGGGTTCTCTCACGACTGTCTTTTCAGAGAGAGGCTTCAACGTACTGGTATACGATAAGGCAGGTAAGGTCTCACCTGGTGCACACGATTATCGACCTGACTCTCTAAAAAGTCTTGTTAATTTTGCCGAAGGATCTGTCGCAGGATTTTCCAAAGTTTATTTCGTGTGTCTTCCAACACCAATGTATGAGGATGGAAGTGCTGACCTCAGCATTGTTGAGGGTGTACTAACAGAGCTTTCGCAGATCCCGGGAGAGAGGATTGCAGTAGTAAAGTCCACCATTCCACCTGGCTCAACTGAGAGATGGAATAAAAAGTTTGCAGAAACAGGTCTTCGTGTTGTTTTCAATCCTGAGTTTTTGACAGAGGCCAACGCTCTGGATGATATGCGAAACCAAAACAGGATCGTCCTAGGCGGACCTCGTCCGTACATCAACACTGTGAAGCAGGTATTCCAGACGGCATTCCCAAAGGTGCCGCTTGTAAAGACTTCTTCGACCACTGCCGAGATGGTGAAGTATGTCACAAACAACTTCCTGACTGTAAAGGTGGCCTTTGCAAATGAGATGTTCCAGGTCTGCGAAGCCCTAGATAAATCCGGACTAAATGTGGATTATGATAAGGTAATTGAATATGCTAAGTATGATTCTAGGTTAGGCTCCAGCCACTGGAGTGTACCTGGACCTGATGGACACTTTGGTTACGGCGGGAGCTGTTTTGTCAAAGATTTAAATGCAATGGCTAGTATTGCAAATGATCTAAAGATAGACACACCTGTCCTTGATGGAGCATGGAAGAAAAATCTAGAAGTTAGACCAGAAAGAGATTGGGAATCCTTAATCGGAAGAGCAGTTTCTAAAAAGAATAAGTAAACAACTTCCTCTATGCCCTATAGTTATAGTTTATGAGAACCGTAACTATAGTGTGCAAAGGATGTTCAAATACTTTCACCGTAAAGTATAAGCTTAGAAAACAAAAATACTGCTCGAGAGATTGCGTAAACAATTCTTTCTCGGGCAGTGGTAATCCTGCTTACGGAAAAACTTATCGAACTAAAGATAAAAATCCTGAGTGGGCAGAAAAGATCAGTAAAACGTCTACTGATAGAGAAATAAATAAAGGTGATAAAAATGGGATGAAAAATCCCGAAGTTGCAAAAAGGCAAGGACAGACTAGAAGCCATAAATTTGCTACAGATCCATCTTGGTCAAAAAGAACATCAGCATATGTTAGAAAAGCCTGGGCAGATGGAAAATTTGATGAAGTTTCCGTAGGCCGATGTAAATGGTATTCTCACACCAAACCAGATGGAACTGAAGTTAAACTTCAAGGAACTTGGGAAGTTATTTTTGCAAATCACATGGATAAGTTAGGAATAAATTATGAGTCTCATAAAGGAATCATAAAATATGTTTGTGACGAGGTAGAAAGATCATACTTGCCTGATTTTTACATTCCTTCAATAGACACATATGTTGATGTAAAAGGTGTATTTTTTGATTCTTTACAACAAGAAAAATTTGAAAAAATAAAGTCATCGAATCCTGAAATTAGAATTTACCTTGTGACAAAAGAAGAGTTCTCATCTATTGGAATAGATGTCTTGAAAGAAGCTAACGTCATTTCTAAAAAGCCAAAGGGTTGATGAACTAATATGGTGACATAAGTTACCATATAGCAATGCAAGAAAATAACTCCTTCCAAACTCTACCCACGGGAAAACTCCACGTTTCTTTCTCTGAGGTAAAGTTATGGAAGGAGTGTTCATTTAGACACCACCTCATCCACATCAAAAAGATTGACCTATCGAAACCTTCTCCCGTACTTGACTTTGGTACCGCAGTTCATGCATCATGCGAAAAATATCTGCTGACTCGTGAGATGGATCCGCAGGTTGCTTTTGATCATATGGATGCAGCTTGGAAGAAACACGAAGGTAATCCTGATTTCTCTCCTGCATCACTAGAAAAAGCCAAGATCGAAGTATCACAGATACTTGCTGAGGTGCCTCAGTTCCTAGACAGGGAATTTCCTGAGTGGCAAGTCGTTGATGCTGAGCACCAACTATATGAGGCAGTTGAAGGTCATCCTCATGCCTTCAAGGGTTTCATTGACGGTGTTATCAAGGCTAAGGGCAAGAGAGGCGAGACGATCTATTGGATCCTCGACTGGAAGACAACAGTTCGTGGTTGGTTTCGCGAGAAAAGATCTGATGATATGGTCAAGGCACAGTTGGCACTATACAAAAACTATTGGTGCCAAAAGAATCCAGAAGTCCCATTCAAGGATGTCAGGTGTGGATTCGTTTTGCTAAAGAAGTCGGCAAAGCCAGGCGAACATTGCGAGTTGTTTTCAGTTTCTCTAGGTGAGGTTCCTATAAAAAAATCTCTTAAAGTTGTTGGTAACATGTTGACTTCTGTAAAACGAGGTATTGCTATCAAGAATAGAGATGCTTGCACTTACTGTGAGTATAAAGGTACTGATCACTGCAAATAATTTTTGAGTTGTGCTATAAAATTTATTACAACTTTTAGAAAGTTAGTAATATATCGTTGATGCAGAAAAAAACGATTTTATTGCTTTCGGACCACCCTTTATCCACTTCTGGAGTAGGAACCCAGGCCCGCTGGTTAATTCATGGATTAATTGCTACTGGCAAATATAAGTTCAAGTGCTTTGGCGGTGCAGTAAGACATGAAGACTACAGAACTGTAGTCGTAAATGAAGATTTTATCATAAAGCCGACTAACGGCTTTGGCGATAGAAACATGCTTCGACAAGTTCTTGCTACAGAACGACCGGATGTTCTAATGTTGTTTACAGATCCTAGATTTTTTATTTGGGCATGGGAAATGGAAGATGAAATTCATCAGATATGCCCGATAGCATACAACCACCTGTGGGATAACGGACCGTGGCCAGAATTCAATAGGGTTCTTTACGAATCGACTGATCTCGTTAACTGCATCAATTGGCCGACATATCAGATGGTTAAAGAGAGATTTCCGGAAAAAACCAATTACATTCCACATGGTGTACCAAAAGAATTGTATTATCCAGTTTCTGATGAAGATTCTATCAAGTTTAAGAAAAAAGTTCTAGGAAATGATAGAGTCGATCACTTTGTTCCCATGTACGTTTCTAGGAACGCCCGCCGCAAGATGCCAAGCGATATTTTAGTTTCATGGAAACAATTTTTAGATGCGTTGCAAGCAAAGCATGGTCATAAGAAAGCAACATTGTTAATGCATACCGACCCGCTTGATCATGAAGGACCCAACCTTTATCATGTAGTAGAGATGTTAGGAATAACTGATAACGTCAAGTTTTCAAAGAACAGGGTTGATTTTAATGAAATGAGAGAAATCTATGCAGCTTGTGACACGGTAGTGAATCGTAGTTCTAATGAAGGGTTCGGTCTTCTTACGTTGGAGGCAATGATGTGTGGTAAACCTATTATTGCAATAAAGACGGGCGGGTTGAGTCGTCAAGTGGAAGATATAGAGACTGGAGAACAATATGGGATTGCTTTAGAGCCTGATGTTAAGTCTCTTGTTGGAAATCAAATGGTGCCTTACATCTATGAAGACTTGATATCTCATGAAAAGTTATCTAATGCATTCATGGAGATGTATGAATGGGGTCCTGAGAAAAGAAAGCAGGTTGGAAAACGTGCTTTAGAACATGCTCATAAAGATTATGATTTGAAAGAGATTGTTTCTTCTTGGGATAATTCTTTATCCAAATTAATTTCTGATTGGGAAAATCGACCGCAGCGATGGGAGGTCAAGTCTTTAAGAAAAAAGTTGTTGTTAAAGGACCAGTACTGACGCAGTCAGGCTATGGGGTACATAGCAGGCAAGTCGCAAAATGGTTGCTGGATCAACCTCAAATTGAGGTAAAGTTTATGGCTACGCCATGGGGAGATACACCTTGGATTTTAGACAAAAATTCCAATGATGGATTGGTAGCCAAAATAATGAATAATACAGTAGGTCCTGAATATAAGGCAGATGTCTCATTTCAAATACAGTTGCCTAATGAATGGGATTCAAAGCTAGCCACAGAAAATGTAGGTATCACAGCTGCTGTAGAGACAGATAGATCAAATCCAGAATGGGTTTCTGCTTGTAACAACATGAGTGTTGTGGTGTTTCCATCTGAACATGCCAAAAAGAGCATCACAAATGCAGGAGAGCTAACTACAAAAAGTTTTGTGATACCTGAATCATATGCAGAAGAGATAAGAAGAGAAAATGTTTTAGAACTACCAGAAATAACAACTGACTTTAATTTTTTATTGTTTGGTCAGTTAACAGGTAATAATCCTTATAATGATAGAAAAAATCTTCTTTTTACTATAAAATGGATCTGCGAAGCTTTTAAAGATGATCCTGATGTGGGAATAGTCCTGAAAACTAATTCAGGAAGAAATACCAGGATTGATAGAAACTTGGTGTCAAAAGTTATCAGCACTGTTCTTAGTGAAGTTCGGAAAGGTCCATATCCTAAAGTACATTTAGTTCATGGAGAGATGAGCGATCTTGATGTGGCAGGGTTGTACAGAAGTCCAAAAATTAAAGCATTGGTCTCCTTGACAAGAGGAGAAGGATATGGATTGCCTATACTTGAAGCTGCTGCATCAGGATTACCAACCATAGTCACAGGCTGGTCTGGTCACACTGAATTTTTGAAAGACATAAAGTTTGTTTCTGTGGATTATAATCTTACGCAAGTACATCCTTCTAGAATCGATGGTAAGATCTTTATGCCAACAGCTAAGTGGGCAGAACCTATCGAGCAAGATTTTAAAAAGAAAATTTTGAAGTTTAAGTCATCATCTTCAGTTCCTAAGAAGTGGGCAGTTGAAGGTTCGTTGCACATCCAAGAGAAGTATTCTTTTAATGAAATTTCAAAGATGTATAGTCAACTATTAGGTTCATACTTGCAATGATCTATGGATTAATTTTTACTAATATTTTGGCATTTTTTTCTTTAGGTTGGTTGATAAGAAAACACCTAAGTTTGCTAGAAAAATTTGATACGATTGTTGAACAAGTAGAGGAGTCATTAGACGTGATAGACTCCTCTTATAACAGAATGACTAACCTTCTTGAAACGCCAGTTT